CGCTGCGCGGGCCTTCAGACTCCGGTTCCCCTTCAACAGGCTGGTGAGAGGCTTCGCCAGCCCCGGCTTCGCTGTCCAGGCCTTCGGCCAACAGGACAAAGCGCTGAGAGGGGTTACACCAGCCTTCGAGATGACGCAGTGTGCGATTCATGAGACCTCCTTCGCCTACACTTGTTCACGCGGTCGTGTCCGCGAGGGCGCAACGCCCTGAGCCCTATGCCCAGGGCAACTAGATTTGGGCCAGGTCATAGACGACCCAGCCGCCGACAACTACGCTGGCGCTCAGGTTGACTACGAGTGGGTCTCCCTGCTGCGCAGCGTAGAAGATGTAATCGTCCTCCTTGAAACGACGAGACCAATAGAGGTGTTGGTTGGCAGCCAGCCCAAGCACTCCCGTTAACGGGGCGGATGCGCTCAGTAGCTGCACGTCCACTAGGCCCTTGGCCACGAGAGCCAAGCTGGCGACGCGCCAGCGAAAGCCGGCGGAGCCAGGGATGATGGTTGTGTTGCCAGCTGCTGACGCGATGATCGGGGCTTGGGGCATGCTGCGCTACTCCTTCTCCTCCTCCTCCTCCATGCTATAGCTCATGCCTTTGACGTGGCGGCCACGCTTGCGAGGGCGGAAGCGCTCGCGCTCACGCTCACGCTCATCAGATGCTTCGCTCATCTGATCGTGCTCGTGCTCAGCCTCCTCCATAGGCTCCAGCGCCAGCTTCGCTCCGCAGCTTGGGCATTTGACGGCGTAGTCCATTGGCGGTTCCTTTCAGTTAGTGGCGTTGGTGGTGTTCGAGTGCTCGGAGTCGCTCCTCGTGGTCGAGGAGCTGGCGTTGCTGGTCTCGACTGCGCTCCTCCAAAAGCGTTGTTTTGGTGATGGCACGAAGTAGATCGGTGTGCTCTGCGCTGAGGCGCTCCAGCTCTCGCTCCAGGCCGCGAGTGTATATCCCAGCAAGCACCCCAAGGACAGCGAGCAGGAGCACGCAAGCACCAGCAAAAAGGAATCGGTAGTGGTCAGCCCACGAACTGTTCTTATGAAGTGGTGAGTCCAAGGCTTCACAGTCCCTCCGCGACGCAACAGACACACCGCATACGGCAGCTGGTGCAGCATTCGCCAAGCAGCGCCAGCGCTAGCGCCAGCGCCAGAAACCAGGTGAGGATGAGGCTCAGATCACGCATACTGGTTGCTCCCTCCTGCTCCAAACGCCTGGCTGCCGCCTTCGCGAAGCTGGGCCATTGTGCGGTCGCTGGTCTCGTTGGCTTTGCTGCCAGCTGGCCGGCCAGGAAGTTTCGGCAAATTTGCCGGGACTTGCGCCACTGGCGGTTGCATGGCGATCAAGTGCGTCAGCTGGTGCTGCTTCCAGTAGAGTTTCTTCCATTGCGGAAGCTGTTGCCAGACGTCAGAGCGTGTGTGCTTGCGGTGCTCAGCAATATGGACGACGTGGTTGTCGAAGATTTCGTCGGCGACAGGCCCTCCTGGCGGAAACGGCTGCTCAGGTGTCACACCTAGCGGAAGCTGCGTCGTTGGGTCGAGGGGTGGGTTCCAGGCCAGCAACGCTTCCCACTCGCCGGCCGCGTAGCGCACGTCCTCGTCATGGACACCGAGGATGCTGGACATGCCAAACATCTGCGCAATCGCGTAGCGCTGCTCAGGGTCGGCCGGGTTGATGACGCCAAGCTTCGCAAGTGATTCGATCAGCGCTTGCTCGGCCAGTTTGGAGCGAGGTTTGCTGGCCGCGCCCTCGATCCTCAGGTCAACCGACCCCTGGAGGTCCGTGTTCTTGAAGGCTTGGATTTCCCAGCCGCCGCTGGCGCCTTTGAGCTTGCGGATGCGGGCCTCCGTGACATAGGTCCGGAACATTTTGAGGGACATGGAGTAGAGGTCGACCCAGCTCTGCTCCCAGTCCGCAAACACACTGGCGAATCGGCCGTAGCTGCGCTCAGTGAGGAGTTGGATGGCGTAGCCAGCGCTGACGCCACGAGGGACGTTGCCCTTCAAGGCGTCAAAGGTGCCGCCCAGCTCCTCGAAGTCGGCCTGGATTTGTTCTTTCCATTTGAGGAGGATGTCAGGGAAGGGGGACGTCGTAATGACTTCTGGCTTGTAGCCACCAGTGCCGGTGGGTGTGTAGCGAATGCGCTGGCCGGGCTCGCCACTCGTCTCGCTCACGGCGCTGCCTGCTGGCAGGAGCCAGGTCACATAGACGCCCTTCATGGCTGACATCTCGATCAAGCTTTCCAGCCGGTTGAGTTGGTCTTGTTTGGGGATGAGGTCGTAGGCTGGCGTCTTGCTGTAGAGCCGGCCAGGGACCATTTCATAGCCAAACTTGACCAGGGGAAGGTAGTAGTGCTTGGTGCCGTCCTGGAACTCCTCATAGTGAGGCGACTCGCCAAGCTCAAGCACTGTCTCGTCGGCTGCCATCACGACATAGAGGCCCTGGGGGTACTCGTCGGATGGGAGTTCGACGTGAGTGTAGAGCGTGACACGATCACGGTGCGAAGCGCCAGTGAGATTGTAACCCGAATCCTCGGTGCTGAACGCCAGAGCCTCCATGAAGTATTGAGCCGTGCGCGTTGCACTGGAAGTGTCCGGACTAATATGAGATGCTTTGTCGCCATAAAGCTCCTTGAGGTAGTGGAGGTTGTAGCTCCGTGCGATGGTGAAGCGGGTTTGGGCAGACATGTGGGGGAGGTCTGGGTTGAGGTAGACTTGCAATGGCGACAGCACGTCAACTCGCATGCGGCCCTTCGGGTAGGACTGCGCGAGCGGCTGGCCGCTGGCGTCAAGCGCCGGGACAGGAGGGGTCGATGAGCCACACTGTGGACAGCCGCCAGCGAACTCAAGTGGCTGCGCGGTCGCGCCACACGCGACGCAGGTCAAGCTGGCGATTTGGACCGTGCCAAGGCTAGTGTCGTGCTTGTCGTAGTGAACATAGGCAAACGCATCACCACAGAGCACCATCCAGCGGGCGAGTTGCTTGCGCACGTCCTCGGATTTGATTTCCTCGGAGATGACTTCGAGGATGCGGTCGGCGACGTTGGCCGCGCCAATGTCCTCAGGGTCACCGGTGGCTGGCCAGGCCGAAGGCATCACTCGTGTTGCTTGGAGAGCTGAGACGATGGTGTCAACGGTGCTGGCGTAGCGGTTGGTGACGGGTTTGGGGACCCACTTGCGCAGCTTCTTCTCGCGCCAGCGCCGGCTGCGTGCGTCCCAGGTCAGCCACTGGTTGCCGAGGTAGTAGAGGACGCTGCGGAACCACAGGCGTTCGAAGCTCCAGCGAAGCCGGTCGCAGTCTTTGATGAAGTCGAGCACGCGCTGCGCGGCTGCTGCTGCATCCTCGTAGGGGTTCTTCTCGGCCGGCGCTTCGCCAGCAACAGAGGAGGTGGAAACCTCTCCCTGGCCGTCAGCGCTCGTCTGGCCCAGAAGCCTGTCGAACAGGGTGTCAATCAGACTCATCATGACCTCGGCGACTCCTACGAGTGTCGACCAGCTCGTCTTCGACCTCGTCAAAGACCGGCATGGAGAGGAGGGCGTCTGGCGTATCGCCCCGGCCCACCACGCTCAGCGGCTGCGCTACTCGCGCTTCCAGTTGCGCCAGCCGGGCCTCAAGCTGGGCCAGCCTAGCTTCCAGCTGCGCAGCGCTCACGACGTTCTTGCGTTGCCACAAGCTCACGCGACGCTCCACGCGACTGCGTAGCTACGCGCCACAGGACCAAGCTACGCACCACAAGACCAAGCCACAGGACCAAGCAACAAGACCAAGCTACAAGCCACAAGCCACAGGACCAAGCTACACGCTACACGAATTCTCCAATTCCTGCTTCGGTAGCTGGCACCTCGATCTCATCCATCTCGTCAAGCAGATCAGGCTCTGCCTCAATCAGCCCTCGTCGCACGGCGTCCGCACGCCAGTAGCGAGCACTCGCTGGATCACGAGATTCAAGCTCTTTGAGCCGTTGCTCCAACCCTGGCTTCTTGGCCGGGTTGCGAGGCACCAGCAGTCGCACGGCGTAGCTGAAGGCGTCCAGGATGTCCCTGGTGCGGCCCAGCGGAAAGGTCTCGTACTCCTCGATGAACTCGAACATGCCACGCTGGATGTAGATTTGGCCGGCCCGGAAGTAGGGCTGGAGGCTGAGGATGCGCTGGTCCTTCTTCTCATTCCGGTCCGGCTTGAGCATCAAGAGCACGTAGTGCTGGCCGCGGCTTGCCATCTCACGCCGGATGTAGGGTTCGAGGGCTTGCTGGAAGGCCACAGCCTCAACCCCGATGCAGCGAGGCTGCCAGAAGCTGGCCAAGTCCAGAAGCTGGTCGATGATTTTGGCCGGGTCGCCCTGGCGGCCAACCCAGTACTCAAGCAAGAAAATTTTCTGGTAGGGCGTCATGCCAGCGACGGTGATAGCCGTGCGACACGCGGAGGACTTCTCACTGATCGCCGGGTCACAGGTGATGACGACGTCGAGCGATGAGCGAGGCACCGCGAGGGTGGCCTTGGCTACGCTGGCGTTAGCTGGCGCAAGTGCAGTGCTCATCCTACCTCCGCCAGGATGTTCATTGCCTCATCACTGAAATGGTAGTAGCGTAGCCACTGGGCGTCGAAGTCAACGACGGCCTGGTCACGAGGGTTGTTCATTTGCTGCGTCGCAAACATGTAGGGGTCCTTCTCGCGCAGTTGCATTAGTCCTTCGAGAGAGAAGCGTTCGGGCCAGACTGGCTGGCCGTCTGGGCCGATGGCTGAGATGCAGTTGACGGTGTACTCCTTTTCGTGGTCGATGATGTATTGGTAGAGGTCGCCAGCGCTCCAGCGAGTGCCAATGAGGTGGTCCACGCCTTTGGTTGGCGATTCGAGGAGGTTCTTCGTCAGCAGGTGCCACTCGATGATCTTCTCCATGTTCTCTGGCGACCGCTCGGTCTTTTCGTCGATGAGATCGTCTTTGCGCAAGATGTCAAAATGCCAGCCGGTGGTTTGGCCGCCCACGCCCACGGCTTTGAAGGTGGATTCGGGAGGGTTGGCCGAGCGAGGCAGGCAGATTTCGGTCTCGGCCCATTTGTCTGAGGTCGTGTTGGGGATGCACTCAGGGAAGAGCCAGTGGAGGAGGGTGTTGGACTCGAAGATCATTTTGATCTTGCGCAAGTTCTTCTTGGCGTTGTCTAGCGACGCGCCAGCGAGCAGAATGCGAACGTTGCGGTTGTTGAGGTAGTCCTGGATCGACTTGCCGATGGTGATGATGTGGGTTTTGAGATGGCCACGTGGCCAGAGATCTAGCTGGCGTGCATAGGGCAACTGCACGTTGCGCATCTGCCAGCAGCGCTCGCCATGAAACCTAGGCGTCATGTCGGCGAAGCCGAGGATGCCCTTGCACAGGAAATAGAGGTCCGTTTTTGCTAGCTGGCGCAGCTCTTCCCATTTAGAGCGTGCGCTCTTCGAGGCGGCCACGAATCTCTTCAGCCTCGACAAGGATTCGTCCAAGCCAGGCAAGTTGCTCCTCCGTCACTGGGGTTTCCTGTTTGGCCTTGCCGTGGAAATTGAGAATGTCCACGGCGGCCTTGCGACGCACGTCGTCACTCTCCGCGCCTGTGAGTACTTGCTGGAGCACAGAGATAGCCTGGGACTTCAGGTCGGCCAGGGGATCGTCAGGCTTGCGCCGGCTCACGTGGCGTGTGCTCCTTTCGCGACTTGCTGTGCGTGTGCGTCAGCGACGCGCACTCCACCACTCTTGACGTGCGTGCGCGCCAGGATAGCCACCGGCTGGCGCCCCTCGCAAGCCACGTTGTGACGTGACGAAACGCCAGCGCCAGCGCGCTCACGCACGCCACTACGTAGTTGTGCGTAGCAACTTCGCCGGCTTGCGCCAGCGCCACGCTTGCGCCAGCGTCGTGGTGCGTCGCTACGTAGTTTTGCTTGGTTGCGAAGCAGACGAGGTGAGAACTCTCCATGAGACGGGAAAAGGGGAGGAGGCTTAATAAGCCGGCTGCCTCCCTCGCCTTGTCATGGCTCCTGCTGGCGCAGCCTGCGCATGCTCGCCTCTTGACAATTGCATCGTCCTGTGCTAGCTTGTAGCTGCGCAATGGCAATGGGGCCGTTGCGAGAAAGAAGGAGGTATAGCCATGGGACCGATTGTTGATCTTGACGCACTCGGCGTCCACGAGGACAAAAAGGCCTCTAGCGGCGGACATTGGGTCCGCTTTGAGAAAGAGCATTGGGACGTCATTGAGAGAGGGGTTGGCCGGCCTGTCGAGCCGAAAGAGCTTCGACGGCTTGTACTAGCCCTCTTCTCGGGCAAGGTCAAGATCACGAAAGCCTGAGACCTTGCCGTTCCTGCGAGCCCTGGCGAGCACCATGTTCGCCAGGGCTTTTTTTGTGCTCGCTCACGCCAGCACGTGCTCGCTCACGCACGAACACACTCGCCAACGCACGTATTGGCGTTATACGCCACGATCACGACGCAAGCCGATCCACAGGTCGTGCCAAGTGCCGATCGTCGTTCTGGTGGCCATTGTGTGCGTCAGCTCACGCCAGCGAGCACGTGCGCCAGCGACTCGCGCCAGCACGACGCACGGCACGACGCACGTATTGGCGTTATACGTGGCGATCGCCAAGCCGGCCGAGCTTCGCATCGTGTGTGCGTGTGATCGTTGCGCCAGCGGCCAATGCGTTCGCGCTAGCGGCCAATGCTGATGCACACACGCTCACGCCAGCACACACAAGCGCCAGCAAGCGCCAGCGAGCGCCAGCACCAGTACAGTACTAGCGCAAGCTACGAAGTCCCGGCAAATTTGCCAGGACTTCCTTGTGAACTTGTTCCTTGTGAACTCGTACTTCGTACTTCCTTGCTCTCGAACTCGCTGGCGTGAGCCTGCGCTCGCTGGCGTGAGCTAGCGTGAGCGTGAGCTTGCTGTGCGTGAGCGCGTGAGCGTGAGCCCAGATGCGAGTACAGACATGTACGTATACGTACGTTCACGAATACGTACATGTACGTATACGTATGCACACGTATACGCCGGTGAGCGTGAGCATGAACTCGTGTGTGCGTGAGCGCGCGTGAGCGTGAGCGTACGTGAGTGCGTGAGCGTGAGCGTGGGCACGATGCCCGAAAATTTGCTAGCTAAATCAACCACTTGCGTTGCTTTGTCTTGTGCACAATTCTGAACACTCAATAAAATCAAGCACTTACAAACGGCCAGGGTTTTCGGAAGTGCTTGATTTTACGTGAGTGCCCACGGTGCCCGTACGTACAATTGCCAAGCGTGCCCACACACAAGCCATTCAAGACGCGCCGAAAATCGCTCGTGCCCACGTGCCCAC